GAGGCCGACGGTGCGCGAGATGACCGCCGGCAGGCTCTTCGTCTCGCCGTCCTTCGTGATCTCGACCCGGATCTCCGGTATCTGGAACCGCAGCACCACCGTGCGCTTCGGCGCAAACTGGCCGCCGGGTGACGGCTGGACGCCAAGGTCCACCACCATGTCGCAGACCGCTGCATACGCACCCGCCTCGATGGGCTTGCGGGGCTCGAAACTGCCGCCAGAGGCGGCGCTAACGTAAAGGCTCATCACTTCGTCTCCTGTTGTTGTGAATCAACTCTTCGCACTTCGATCACGCCGTCGTGACCTGTAAAAATTGAAAGGCCGCTGAACCTGAGCGCCTGCGCCAACTCTCCGACGCTGACGCCGCAGAGTCGCGCGCGGGTCGGGGCGGTGACGCTCGCGGCGTCTACTCGCAGACCCATCGTCCGCTCAAGGCTCTTGTAGAAGTTGTCGACCGGGGCGCTCATACGAACCACCGCGAATACTTGCCCGGCTGCACGACGCGCGCGCGGATGGTCGGGTGCGGCAGCCGCTCGCGGCGGTCGCGCAGGCACGGCCACGGCGCGGGGCGGCTCCACATGAAGAGCGCCAAGACGCCGAAGAAAATCAGCGCCAGAAGCCCGACGGCTGCGCAGAAGGCGGTCTCGAGGGGAGTCATGCGGCCACCTGCGCGGCGGTCGTGGCGGCGTCGCGCGCGGCCTGGATGATGGCGCGGATCTCTGCGGTGCGGTAATTGGCGAGCGCCTGCTCGACCGTGGCGAAGGTCTTGCCCATGCCCTTCCAGGCGCGGTGGGCGGCGTTGCAAACGCGGATGTTGATGTAGTTCGGCGCGACCGTGACCGTGGCGCTGTGCTTGCCACACTCCCCGGTGACAAAGGTGTAGCGCCCGGTGTTGCCGTAGGTCTTGGTGAGCTGCTCGGTGATGATCACGTTCATTTTTGTCTCCTTCTGTCGCTTCCGGTCGGCAACATCGCCGCCCGTGGAATGCATACTGCAACAGGCCGGGAGGGGTGTCAAGCCTTTCTTGAAAATATTTTTCAGCCGCCGCCCTTGCCCCCTCAAGGCGCACTTGCTACCCTCCCGGCGCTATGCCTAAACCCAAAGTCCAGCCGCCACACGCGGCGCTACTCCACGCGGTCGCCCAGGCGGGCGGACAGACCGCGCTGGCCCGTAAACTCAAGGTGAAGCCGCAGGCCGTACACCAATGGGTGCTCGCCGGGCGCGTGCCGCCGCTGCGCGCGCTTGCCGTCGAGGCAGCGACCGGTGTATCTAGGAAGGCCCTGCGGCCGGATATCTACCCATGACCAAGCCAGACCTCACCGCCGTCGTGCCCGTCGAGCGCGTCCTCGAACTCGCCAAGCGCGTCCCCGTGTTCCCGTGCCGTCGGCGCGACGAGGCCGACCAAGGCGGCCGCACCCTGCGCGCCAAGTCGCCCCTCACCTCCAACGGCTTTAAGGCCGCGACGCAAGACGAGGCCCAGATCAGGCGCTGGTGGAGCGAGCGCCCCGACGCCCTCGTCGGCGTCCCGACCGGCTCCGTGACCAGAATCGTGGCCGTGGACTATGACCACAAGAGCGCAGGACAGGCCGCGCAGGATTGGATTGCTGAACACCAGGACGTGCTCATCTCCACCCGGGTACACCAGACCGGCGGCGGTAGCGGCGGCCGGCACTACCTCTTCAGCCTGCCGCCCGGCGTCAAGATACGGGGCGGAGTCTCCGTCACGCTGGGCAAGGTGCGCCGCGACGGGCTCGACATCCGCGCCGAGGGCGGCTACATCGTCTGGTGGCCGCTGCACTTCGGCCAGCAGGGGCCGGTGGGCGACATCCAGCCGCTGCCGGCCGGGCTCATCGACGAGCGCCGGATGGATCTCGAGCTGCCCGCCGAGGTCGCCAAGAAGCTCCCGCCCAAGCCCGGCACTAGCCAAGACTTCCAGCGCGACCTGCCGCGCGTCACCGAGGCGATCGCGTATATCGACCCCGCCGGCTACGACGCCTGGCTCATGGTCGGCATGGCGCTGCATCACGCGAGCGGCGGCGCTGACGATGGCCTTGAGCTCTGGGACTCGTGGAGCTGCGGCGGCATCACGGGCGAGCTGCCGGCCTCGTACGCCGGGCGCGCCGACATCGAGTACCGGTGGCAGTCGTTCCACCTAGACCGTGGCGGTGGCGTCACGCTCGGCTCCCTCTTCAACGCCGCCCGCGCCGGCGGATGGGCGCCAGTCTCGGAGGCCGTGCGCATCGGGCCGCCGCAGCGGGAGGAGCCGGGGCCAGACTATAGCGACGTCCCAGAGGCCAGGGGCATGGAGCGAGTGCGTGAGCCGGATGCTGCGGTAGTATCGCCGGGCGCCACGAACGCCACGGGGTTCTCGGTGGTGCTGCGCCATGTCGCCGAAATTGTCGAAGAGAACCGCGAGCCGGAGTGGCTCCTGCACCATGTCATCGAGGCCAAGGTCGTGGCCGTCCTGGCGGGGCCGCGCGCGAGCTTCAAGAGCTTCATAGCCTTGGATTGGGCCATGCGGATCGCCACAGCCGGCAGCCCGGTGGCGCTGCTCTCCGGCGAGGGCGGCGGACTCGGCAGGCGCGTCAAGGCGTGGATGCAGACCTTCGGCGGCGGCCAAGACCTGCGCGCGCTGCCCGTGCTCGCCCTCGAGCGCCCCCTCAACCTCAACCGCGAGGAGGAGATGGCGATGCTGGTCGAGGCCATGGACAAGGCCCAGATCCGGCCCACGCTCGTGGTCATCGACACGCTCTCCAAGTTCAGCGCCGGCATGGACGAGAACAGCAACCAAGAGGTGGCGGCGTACCTGTCGGCCGTGTCGCGCTTCATCCGCGAGCGGTACGACGCGAGCGTGCTGATCGTCGCGCACTCCGGGCACGGCGACGCCGACCGCCCGCGGGGCGCCAGCGCCCTCATGGCAAACCCCGATAGCGAGTTCATCGTCAAGCGCGCCGCCCAGCCGAACACCCACGTCGAGGTCACTAGGCAGCGGTTCAAGGACACCGGCGAGCTGCCGAACCTCGCGTATGAGGCCGAGGTCGTCGACCTGGGCGCGGCCGACCGGTACGGCGAGCGGCTGACCAGCCTCGTCATGCGCCAGAGCGTGGCCCAGGGGGAGCGCCCCATCAGCGCCCAGGCGCCGCAGGGGAAGGCGCAGCGGACCGTCCTGCTCGCCCTCAGGGAGCGCCAGAAGCGGAGCGAGACGGCCCTCGTTTGGACCGTCGAGGAGCTGCGCCAGATCGGGAGGGAGTGCGGCATCAGCCGGCAGTCTGTCCACGATGCGGTCGAAAAGCTCCTCATGTCGCCCTTCCTGACGGCCACGGTGGGCGGCTCGAGGCTCTCAAATGAGTGATGTCCGAAAATGTCCGAAAGCGTCAAATTCGGACAGTTTCGGACGGTCAAGATGTCCGAAAATGTCCGAGAGTCCTTAGGACTCGGACATTCGGACATGACTTCGGACATTGGTTCAGACACGGAGGAAGCATGAGGTACAAGACAAGTCCGTTGCGTAGTGTTGCATTAGAGCAACATAGTGCAGACACGCCACTAGCAAGGCGGATGGTTGAGGGTCTGGGGCAGGAAGGGTTTCAGATTGCCAAGGCCATGCAGTCGATGTTCAACGCCAAGGTCGTCCACTACCAGGACGCCAAGGGCGAGGTCGGAACCGACCCGAGGTGGCCGGCGTGAGCCAGCAGCGAATTGACCTCAACCACACCGGGCCGCTCGAGTGGATGGATGACCCGTTCTGGGACAAGGCGTCAACGGATGGCCGGTTCTGTATCCGGGGCCAGCGGGTTGGAGATAAGGTCGAGTATGTCGTCTGGCGCATGGGAGCCGACGGGCGGGTGATCCCGCGGTGGCTCGGGGTGACCTCAACCTTCGCCGAGGCGGCAGAGCTCGCCGAGAACGCGAGAGGCGAGAAGCCGCCCAGCATCAACCTGCTCTGGAAGGTGGCCGATGAAAAAGGTCGTTAAGCTCTGCCCGGTGTGCTTCACCGAGAACACGGGCGGTTTGCCTCACCGGCACCATCGAGAGGGGCACCGGAAGAAGTCGCGCACAATCGAGCAGATCAGCGAGATGGCGCGGCAGACCATTGAGGCCAACCAGGTGCGAGTCATCGTGGCCCAGGCCGTCGATGAGTCAAG